TGCTTGACTAGGGCATCATGGGCGCCAAAGACTCAAGACTGGATAGGGCTGGCGTCGCGGGCTACAACAAGCCCAAGCGCACGCCATCGCATCCGACCAAAAGCCATGTTGTTGTGGCCAAGGCCGGCGACCAAGTGAAGACCATTCGCTTCGGGCAGCAAGGCGTATCCGGGTCGCCGAAGATGGAGGGCGAGTCCAAGGCGTCACAGGCTCGCCGAGAGTCATTCAAGGCCAGGCACGCCGAGAACATCTCCAAGGGCAAGATGAGCGCAGCGTACTGGAGTGACCGCGTGAAGTGGACCTAAGCCATGCAAATTCAAATATTGAATGGCATCTACACTGACGGCACGCCGGAGATCCGCACCAGCTACCCCGTCAATTTAGTGCCCGTCCCAAAGGTCAGCGGCATCAGCAACGGCTTCCTTCGCCCAGGTGATGGCATTGTCGCCAATGGGACAGGCCCAGGCATTGACCGCGGCGGCATCGAGTGGAACAACATCTGCTACCGGGTCATGGGCACCAAGCTGGTGTCAGTCTCAAGCAGCGGCGCGGTAACCGTCCTTGGCGACGTTGGCGGGCCAACCACCAACCTAGTGACCTTTGACTACAGCTTCACCAGCCTGGCGGTCGCATCCGGTGGCCGCCTGTACTACTGGAACAGCACTGCAGGGTTGCTGCAAGTCACAGACCCGGACCTGGGCTTCGTGATCGACTTCTGTTGGGTCGATGGCTACTTCATGACCACCGACGGCCAGTACCTGATCGTCACAGAGCTAAACGATCCATTCGCCATCAACCCGCTGAAGTACGGGTCAAGCGAAGCGGACCCAGACCCAATACTGGCGCTGCTCAAGCTCCGCAACGAGGTTTACGCTCTCAATCGGCACACCATCGAGGTCTTCAACAACGTTGGCGGCGATCTCTTCCCGTTCGCAAGGATCGAAGGCGCTCAGATTCAAAAGGGCGTCATCGGCACTCAGGCTTGCTGCGTTTTTGTTGATGCGATGGCCTTCCTTGGCGGCGGGCGGAACGAGGCACCCGGCATCTATCTTGGCGTCTCCGCAACGACAACAAAGGTCAGCACTCAAGAGATCGACAACATTCTTCAGCAGTACACCGAGGCTCAACTGAGCACGGTAAAGCTGGAGTCCAGGAACGACAAGGCGCACGAACACCTCTACGTTCACCTGCCAGACCAGACGCTGGTCTACGACGCATCGGCCTCGCGAGAGTTGCAGGAGCAGGTCTGGTTTGTTCTGGCCAGCACCACCACCGGCATCGCGCAGTACCGGGCCAGGAACATCGTCTGGTGCTACAACAAGTGGCTGGTCGGCGATCCGCAGTCCAGCGCCATCGGGTATCTTGTGCAGGACACCGGCTACCATTGGGGCGAACTAGTGCGCTGGGAATTTGGCACGCTCATCGTCTATAACGAGAGCAATGGCGCCATCTTCAACAAGCTAGAACTGGTGGCATTGACGGGGAGCGTTGCCCTGGCCACGCAGGTGGTCAACGGCTTGCTCCAAGAAAACGGGTTCTTTTTGCTGCAAGAGAATGGCGAATACATCCTGCTCGAGCTCGCTGTTCCGAATTCATCGGCACTAGGCAACCCGCAGATCAGCACGAGCTACTCGGTAGACGGCAGATCATGGAGCCAGGACAGGTTCATCTCAGTCGGCACCACAGGAGACACCAAGAAGCGCCTGGCATGGTTCCAGCAAGGCCACATGCGCAACTGGCGCATCCAGCGCTTCAGGGGTGACAGTAGCGCCCACGTGTCATTCGCTAGGCTCGAGGCCCAGCTAGAAGCACTGGCGTTCTAAAGCATGGCAACCACTGCGCCGAACTCTCGCAAGCTCAATCTGACGCGGGATCAGCTCGCGCAGTTTTTGACCGACCAGCAGCAGATCAGACAGTTTGAGCTGCTGTTTGCGGTTGTTGATGCTATCGGGCCTGACGGCGTGCTGGAGGTCAACATCGCTGCCGGCAACGCCCAAGCCACGGCGAATGATGCACTGGCGCAACTCACGCGCATTGCCAATGCGGTAGAACTGCTGGCGGCGGCCCCAGTCATTGAGAACAACAACTCTGTTGTTACTGATTACATCGACTTCGATCAATCCGCACCACACGTTTCCCGCATGGCACGCATGGCGTGGAACGAGACAGACCAAACCGCTGACCTGGGCATGGAATACGGCGTGGTGCAGCAGATCGGACTAGAAACCTACGCTAGAGTAGCAAACTTTACCGGCTCCACCATCCCAAACGGCACCGTGGTAGGCTTTACAGGAGCCGTTCCCGATAGCGCGTTGTCGATTGCTCCATACCTAGCAAATGGCGCAACAAATACGCTATATGTTGTTGGCGTAATGACGCACGATTTACCGGACACTGGAGAAAAAGGATACTGCACTGTATGGGGGTTTGTGCGCAATCTGGACACCAGTGCGTTTACGTTGGGCGACATTTTGTACGCCTCGCCTACCGTGGCGGGAGGGCTTACTAATGTTAAGCCTACTGCGCCAAATAACGTGGTTCCAATTGCAGCCGTTCTGCAAGTTGGCACAACTGACGGCGTTATCTTTGTACGCCCAACCATTGAACAACAAATTTATTACGGTGAATTCACCAAAACAAATAGCCAAAGCCCTGCTGTAATCAACACGGCTTATCCGTTGCTGTTCACTAATACAGAGATCGCCAATGGCGTCAGTATTGGCGGAACAACATCGCAAATTATTGTTGCCCAGGCTGGATTGTACAACATTGCCTGCTCGGTACAGATTACATCCAACAATGCGGCTCAAAAGTCTATTTGGGTTTGGCTTAGACTTAACGGAACTACTAACTTTACAAATTCTGCTAGAGTTGCTTCTATAACTCTTAATAATGGGTATTTGGTAGTAACGATAAATGAAGTTGCGTCCTTGCTTGCTGGTGATTTTATTGAAGTAATGTATGCCGCAGATAATACTAACGTTAGTATTGCAACCGTAGCGGCTACCGCTTTTGCTCCGGCAGCGCCAGCCGTCATCCTTGCCGTCACTCAAACCGAGCAATAAAAGCCATCATGACCGTAACCGTCAAAGTCCTAATCCCAGCAAAGCAGGCCGAGAACAGCCAGACCACGCAGTACACCGCTGTCAACTGCAAGGCGATCATCGACAAATTCACCGCCACCAACACTAGCGGCGGCAACGTGACGATCGGCGTCAACCTGGTGACCAGTGGCGGCAGCGCTGGCGCGGCCAACCTGATCGTGGACACTCGCAGCATTGCACCGGACGAGACCTACACGTTCCCGGAGTTGGTCGGTCAAGCGCTGGAGTCCGGCGGCCTCATCTCTACCATTTCCAGCGCAGCCACATCGCTGACCATCCGAGCATCAGGCCGCGAAATCACCTAAAGGAACGCAGCATGAAAGAATTTATGGTCATCCCCAAGGGCTTCGCAGGCCTGCCGATGGGCGAGGAGTTCATCAGCACAGCCGAGAACAAGAAGAACACCGATACCGTCATCGAGGACTGGATGCTCGGCCCCGAGAGCCCAAGCAACGAGCCAACAGCCAACAAGGTCTTTTGGGTCGCTGTTGGCAAGGCGATGCAGGTGGACGAGAAGGAGGCTCGGCGGCGCCGATGCTCGAACTGTTCCTACTACGACAACAGCACCATGACGCAGGCTAAAATGGAGCGCATCCCTCGCAACGACTGGGACACCGAGGCCGGGTTCCGAGGCTACTGCAACAAGTTCGAGTTCATCTGCCACGATCTGCGCGTCTGCCAGGCCTGGGAAGAGCGTGAATTTGAGATGGAAGATTGACGGGTTGTCAAAATGTGTGAAAATCAAGTCGCTGAGTCTATCGGGTTGCCAGCGGCTCACCTTGCACAGGAATGCCCGATGAGTCATGCATTGGTTCAGGAAGTCAAAACTGGCACCGAGCCAATCTATCGCCTGGAGGCCGAGCTTCTAAAGCTGCCCCAGGTGAGCATGCCCGTTGAGCACGCCTTCTGTGCCGGCCTGTACGCTCGCACAATGCACATCCCAGCCGGAACCGTCCTGACTGGCGCAATTCACCGAGAAGAATCGTTTTTCTTGGTGCGCAAAGGCCAGTTGATTGTCAGCACAGATAGTGGCACCCGCAACCTCGCGCCGGGTGATATGAGCGTCTCTAAGATTGGCGCAAAGCGTGCGGGAATTACCTTGACTGACGTCGAGGTGACTACATTCCACGCCAACCCAACCAACGAACAAGAGCCGCAAGCGCTGTGGGACTTGTTCACTATTCCGGCGCCAGCACCAGTTCTTGAGGCCTCACAGACGGCGCACTTGGAGAGATAAAAATGACATTCGGACTATCAGGAGCAGCACTGGCCGGCATTGCCGTTGGCGGCTCAACGCTTATTTCGGGAATGATGCAGGCCGATGCAGCATCAAGCGCGGCAGGAATTCAAGGCGCAGCCGCACAGGCCGGCATTGACGAGCAGCGCAGGCAATTCGATACAGTTCAAAAACTGCTTAAAGATTACACAGAGGCAGGCCCAGGAGCGCTTGCAGCACAGCAAGAATTACTTGGCCTCAAGGGCCCGGAGGCCGAGCGCGCAGCCATTGAGCGCATCAGTGGCGGCGAGACATACAAAGCCCTTGCTGCGCAAGGCGAAAACGCGCTGTTGCAGCAAGCATCGGCCACTGGCGGTCTGCGTGGCGGCAACATTCAGGCTGCGCTTGGCCAGTTCCGCCCTCAGCTTCTATCCAGTCTCATCGATCAGCAGTACGGGCGCCTTGGCGGCATGACAAGCCTGGGCCAAGCATCAGCG